GACACCGGCGAAACTGGAAGCGTATTCCTTGTGACGATTCATCAGCCAGTACCATTCAAACGTACCAGTCTTAGAACCTTGCCATGCGATACGGTTACGGCGATTCTTCATACCCTTAAACTGCTTTACCTTACCTTCTTCCTGTCCGTACTCGTTTGTACCGAAGATTTCCTTCTCGGAAGGAATACGGAGAAGGTCGCTGTCTCCATAAACAACCTTCATACGGTCTCTGATTTCTGCCGGGAAGGAAGCGAGGATTGCTCCATTCAAAACCTTACGCAGATCGGAGTTGTCGTAGGAGAAATCCTCGTCCTCCATATCATCGGTGTTCTTGAACATCGGCTGTTCGTCCTTGAGACAATCCACAGTCACAAACAGCATACCGTCCGGCGTTTCCTTTACGGCACGAGCCTGTACCTTCTCGCCTGTGGTGAGCTTGAATGAGATAATATCTCCCAGCTCAAACATTTCAGTGTCAACGGTCATTTTTCTTTTAACTTCCATGGTGAAGTCCTCCTTTAATCTTTATTGGATAATTTCTTATCTCCTTGTGACTATAAGATAACACATAAGAGATTGAACGTCAATACATAAAAGATAAATTTTTATCTTTTATGTGCAAATTATCGTCTTCTGTGTCTAAGTGCTTTTCTTACACCCTCGGAGCGTTGCTCATATAGCTCACTGAATCGCCTATGTTCCTCACGAATGGCTTTCTTTTCTTCCTCCCACAGTTCCTTTTCGTGTATGTATTCGGGGCATACACCATGACAACCGGGGTATCGTTTTGGAGCAACGCAATCCTTACAGCATTTAATCTTCATCGTTTGTACCTCGTGACGCTGTTACAGATAGTCCGCAACTCGTTCCTGTCAAGAGGAGGGTCACACGCAACGGTATTGGCATATAACAGTTCCTCGTAAATCTGTGACTTGCTGTACCCTTGGTTATGGAGCATACCAGCGAGAGAGGTGAGACAGATATTGCGGCTTCCGTCCGGGATTCTTGGATAGACAGGACGGAGCTTTACTCGACCATTCACAACAGGTTCTTCCCACACCGGGGCGTATATCCTGTCACGCCCCACAACCACATTGTCGGATCTGTCTCGAGTTTCCGGGAAGTATTTTTCAATCACATAATCAATCGCTTCTTGATTCTCGATAATGTCCCGGTACAGGAGCGTATCACCTGTCATAATGAAGTAGCGAGCTGTCTTGTAAATCTCCACACCAGCGAGATTGTTCTTCCCCTTGAAGGGGAGAGTTCCACGGAGTAGGATATGAAACCCACGCTCACTCCGGGACTTCTCTGTATAGCTGTGGCACTTACCGACAATATCAGCACCGAGGACACTCATAAGACCGTCTTCATCGTAGCCCTCGTCTATGTCTATACCGACATATCCATTGTCAGCAAATACGAAACCGCAGTAGTCATAATAGTGCTGGTTGTACGATTCAAGAGCAGTCTCAAAATCCGACCATGTTTCCGGGTTGGTGGAGGAAGCGGCTTCGTTCTCCCATGACTTCATAGGGACTTTGCTTCCGTCAATAGCGGACACCCACTGATTCAGATTTTTTAATTCCTCGGGAATATTGTCGTAGTTTACCATTACAAGAGACCTCTCCTTTTCGCAATCTTGCGTTCCAGCTCATTTACCAGCTTCCAAATACCGTCCTGTGATACACCTTTGGACTTTGCCATCTGATAGATGTTATCCGGGATAGTGTCACCCTCACGATAGATGGTGAGAAGCATTTCCCTGTCACTATCGGAGAAGGTGTTCAGAGCGTCTTCACAAGCCGCCCAGTTATGTTTATCAGCTTCGCTATGGAACTTAGCTTTCGGGTGTCGAGCATAGAATCTCATACAGTGATTCACATACTCGGAATAAAACGAACGGCTCATATTACTTACCAGCCTTTCCACGATTATTTTTCGGTGCGGCAGTCTTGACTTCCTCACCCTCGAAGTACCACTGATTATCAACACAGATAGGGTATTCCGGCTTGTCAGATTCCACCAGCTTTCCAGTGTCGATAATGTGCTGTGCCGCAGATACGGAGAGATCATTCTTTACGAAGTCCTTCCCGGTGCGGAGCAGAGCGGTTACTCTGCCGTTGATATTCTTCAACTTATACATTTACGTTTCCTCCTTCTTTGTCAGTCTGATTCCGGCTTCTTCCCACAGACAATCAGCCAAATCATCAAGTGTTACATATCCTTTGTCGAAACTGTCGTACAAATCAATGCACAGGTCAGCAAATCGTTCTGTCCTCGATTTACCGTCAACCTCTCTCCTCATAAGCTGTGGGTATTTATCGTGCATTACCATTACAGGTATTGCCAGCATGAGGAAGAACGCTGTGTCAGCGGCATTGGAGGTAGCCTGTTTCTTGATATTCTGAATATCACTTGCCTTGATATTGATAACAGGTTCATTCGTAACAGGGAGACCCTGTTTTGCTCGCCTACGTCTTTCAGCTCTGTTCATTGCTTACACCTTCCTTCAACAGAAAACCGTAAGGAAGGGTGAGAATCCAATCGCAGAACTGCCGCCATTCGTCCAGCTTGTGTCCTCTGCGATATTCCAGCATATTCAGAAGGTTTTCATACGTCATGGTGACGGTACGCTTCTGATTGTAGGAAGTAGGGAGAAGCTGAATCATCTGCCACCAACAATCCTTATCTTTACAAGCAACATAGTGTTCACGCTCGAGATTCATCACATCAATAAGATGGTTGAGTGCGGCAATGGATAACCCCGAGAGGTGTTCCGTACTGAAATCAGCAAGCTCAAATTCCTTGGCATGAATCTTGTGCATGGTGGAGCAACTGTTCGCTGTCGTACCGACCTTATATGTATCAAACTCCTTCCACCAGTAGAGAGGAGCGGTAATATCTACCGATACAAAAATCTGTCGGAGGAACTTACGGTGAGGTGCGCCGCCACGAATGAGCCGGGTCATAAGGTCAACGTCATTCTCTCCGAGACACATCTTGTCACCGTCAAACTTGGTGTCAGAGTGTTCCCAGCTATTGAGCGGATTTCTCATACCTCGAATAGCGTGTTTGATTCCCCACACCTCGATATTTTCAAACTTAATCATCGTTCGTACCTCCTCAATACCTATTCTTGGCTTCTGACAGGCTCACCATGCTACGTTTAATCATGTCCTTATAGAAATCCTCACTCGGGTTGTTGACCTTGTAGCAAGGGCGATCTCCGAAGAATACACAGTAGGTGTCAGTCACAACCTCGTGAACAATGGTGGTGTATTCCTTCGTCATAGCGTCACCGCCCATGGTAGGCTCACCCTCCGGCGTTACATCGAACCCGGTACAGGTATTTCCCCAAATCTGCGGAAAGCACTCAACATTGAAATCGAGATAAACCCGGTTCATATTCTTTTCCGCTTTGATAGTGGCGATTGCCTGTTTGAACTCCTCATCATTAGCGAGAAGCTGTTGCGTCTCATAGAGCAAAAGCTCCAAATTCGGTGTTCTCGTAACCATACTTACACCCCCAGTACATGAGAAGCGAGCATATCAGCGTGGTGCGTCCACAGGACGTTTGCATAATTATTCACAGCTCGTGTATAATCTCGCCATTCTTCCTTATCGGTGAAAGCTCCCATGTGGTATCTGATACAGAGAATTTCTTCTCGTGTCAGAGTGAAATACTCGGAGAGAAGCATTACCGACTTATCACCATGACCCTTGATAAGAGTGTCCGGGTTGTATTCATAAGGAATCTCACCGACAACCTTCTCATTGTCTTTAAGCACGACAGGCACTTTTCTGTACTGGTCGATTTTGCAGAGGTCGTGGAACATACCAACGAGGAGAGGGGAACGTGGATTTTTCCACACCAGCTCATTATCTCTCGTAAGGCTCTTGAGGAACTTTGCTACTCGGTAGCTATGGTCAAAAAGACCTCCCTCATAAGCACCATGGTATTTCGTGCTTGCCGGAGCATGGAAGAAACCTCTGTCAATCAGTGAAGCTCTCACGTCATGAGGAACAATGTCTCCCATAAGCTCGTCAAACTGTTTGATACGCTCGTCCTGTGTCATACGTCACCCTCCTGTCTGTGGAGACTATGTTCGGCTTCAAATCCATTCGGATAACGCTTTTGAAGTTTCTCCACGTTCAATCTCAAAATCGTTTCAAGGTCATAACCCAAAGCGTAGGCAGAGAGAGCGATATACCACGCCACGTCTCCGAGTTCCTTTGCCATGTGTTCTTTATCCAGCTCGTGACCTTGGAACAGGTGCTTCTTCATCATGTCTACGCACTCGCCGGATTCACCAGCAAGACCCATGACACCATTAAGCAACATCTGTTTATCGTCAGAGTGGTTCATACCGCTTGCGGTACGCATTGCTTCAATCTGATAGTCATTGATTGTCACTGTTATTTCCCTCCTCTAATTCAACATATTTATTTAGATACCAAATTGCTTTCTTCATATCCTCGAGACCGTTTTTACGCTTGGCTCGGTACAGGTACTTGAAAGCATTGCACTGACAGAAGTTCTTTACAGCTTCAACGCCCTGTGTCTCGATCATTACGTCAATACACTCGAACTGTCCTGTCTCGTAGTGCGCCGGGTGGTTTACATTGTCTGCCATACAGCACCTCCTATTAAAAATCCGGGAGAGGAGCTTGCCCCTCCCGGTTGATACTTAACCCAACAGAGCGTCAAGGTCTAAACCTTTAGACGGTGCGGCTTCCTGTTTAGGAGCAGAAGGAGCGGCTTTCGGAGCGGCGGCATTATTACCACCACGACCAAGGGTAAGCGCACGAGCGACAGGCTCGGTGTCGAAACCATCTGCCGGAGATTTGTCTCCGAGGTTTGCAAACGTGACTTCCTTGTTCGGGTCTTTGTTGCTCGGAACTTTGGTATGAACAACCTCTGCACGAATGTAGTGATTGATAAGCTGTTCCGGGTCA